GGCTAAAGCCATTGGTATCTCCCGAGCGGTTGCTAAAGGATGTAATTATGGCATGTTGTATGGATGTGGTGCTAAGACTCTTGCAAATACTATCCGTAAGGGTAATAAAAACATCCCCATGAAGCAGGCTATTGAGATGGGTAACAAACTCATCAAGATTAAGAAGGGTATTAAAGCATCCCGTACGTCTCAGACTCTTATCGGCGGATCTGATTCCTATGCCTATAATGAGATGGCCCGGATTGCTAACATGCCTTCTCCTATCAACCCCCTCAGCGGCACCAAGATGTCCACCGCCTTCCGTCCTACCTCAGTCGGGACCGATTTCTGGACCATGAGGAATAACTGGTGCATCCAATCCACCGGAAGTGCAATGCTCCATGCCTTTATGACTGCTATGGAATGGCTCAATAAAGAAAACGGCCTTGATGCTGAATTCTGCATGAGTGTCCATGATAGCATCTTGTATATCTGTCCTGAAGACCAGGCAGAGAAGGTTGCTGCTCTATTCCAAGTCGCTCATGCTTGGTGCTGGGCATGGATGCGGTATAATTATGGCATCTATGAACTCCCGGTAGCAAATGCCTGGCTATCTTCCATTGAGATCGATAAGATTTTCCGTAAGGCAGCCACCGCTAATACCAAAACTGTCTCTCAACAAAAAACCGAACCCGATGGACAATCAAGAACAATCCAAGAACTCATCCCAACCCTCAACTCCCTCTTCGCATAAGATGGGGTGGGTGGATTATTACCTTACCCACGTATTCCCGACTGGATGGCATTCAATTGTCTCGGCATTTAGGATCTGGAGGGACCTAATGACTGATAACTTTGCTGATTACTCTTTACTTCAAGAAGACGATCCGTTTGAGGAATGTTATGGGTGGTTTTGGGCCACCCTTGGCGAAGACGAAGTATATCCTAAGGAGTTCCTTGACTATCTCCAGGATCTTTGTGATAGGATCGACAGAGGGGAGGAGGAAGTCGTCCCTCTCGACTTAGATCAAATGGAGCGGATTATGGAACTCGTTGAAGATGTAGAGGTTGATAAATGAAACTCATCGAATTTAAGCGTAAGTACGATTTCGGCCATGAGCTTGTTTTTTGCCTCCTCAGACGGAGGGAATGGGCATTGTTCCAACTCTCACTGGACTTTAATGACTACGGTGGTTGGCCATACTTTCAGTTGAGTTCTGGGATGGGAAGAGCGATCTGCTTCCTCCTCACCATCTGGAGGTTTGGTGTCTCATTTGACATTGCCGGATATGCTTGGCCTGATTTCTGCAAGATTAACTATGACTTCGATGAAGAAGATTGCGACTTGGGTTGATGAGAGTCTGATGACCCTTGAGTTGGCATTTGATCTCTGGAGAGGGGTCCTTATGTACAATGGCAGTACACCAACCTACCAACAACTTCTCTACAGAGAGTTTTTTCAAGAGTTGAATTATGGTTGGTACGCCATGAACATCTACCCATATGACGATCCGTATGGAGTTGTAAAAATCTCCTCTGAACGTAAACTTCGCCTTTCCCAATAATGTCTCTCATCACGTCGGTAAATAGATGGATAATCGGATATTCTCCGATTAAGCACACAGTTTTATGGAGTTGGTATAGACTCATTAACCATAGGGGCTGGAGACTTGACGATCGCCATCTCTATTATGATTTTTGGTACTCGCTTAATCACGGTTGGGAGGACATGACCCATACGTATAGACTCAAAGAGTTCTGGGGGGGACAGTGGTTGAACCGTCCACTCCCCTGATTCTGGTGGGGTCAGATGGTCTATAATGAATCCATACTGACCAACTAACCAACCTATGCCTCAAATCCAAAAACCCATGCTCGCTGGGAGTTTTGATCCCGCTAAGGCTAAGTTTCCCTATATTGCTACTCCTAAGATTGATGGTATCCGTTTCCTGATGGTAGGAGGGGTTGCAATGTCTCGTACCTTCAAACCCATTCGCAATACCTACATCCAAACCCTCCTTTCCACCCACCTCCCTGACGGGGTCGATGGAGAGTTGACTTCTGGGGATACTTTTCAGTCCTCTACTTCTGCCATCATGAAGATTAAGGGAGAACCATCCTTCAAAGTTTGGATTTTTGACTATGTCAATCCTAATAAGGATGAGATCGATCCGTTTTATCTGCGGATGATCAATATGCCTAGCATTTCTGCCCCATTCGACCTGGAAATTCTTAACGGGACCAGAGTAGAGTCTTTTGAGGATCTTGCTCAATATGAACAAGGCTGCTTGGATGCTGGATATGAGGGGGCGATGGTCCGTGATCCTGATGGCACTTATAAGTTTGGCCGGTCTACCGTCCGCGAAAATATCCTCCTCAAATTGAAAAGATTTGTGGATGATGAGGCGGAGCTTATTGGCATCGAGGAGAAAACCAGCAACCAAAACCCTCAAGAAAAAGACGCCTTTGGCTATGCCAAACGCAGCGCCTCTATAGAGGGACTCGTACCCATGGGCACTGTAGGGACGCTTATTGTTCGTGATAAGCAAGGTCGAGAGTTGCGTATTGGCTCGGGACTCAATGACGAACTCCGGCAAGATATCTGGGATAACAAGGCGAAATACCTTGGCTCCTGGGTGAAGTATAAGTATTTCCCTCAGGGTGTCAAGGAACTCCCGCGCCACCCTGTTTTCTTGGGGTTTCGCGACCCGGACGATATGTGAACTGTCACAACGACCCTCCTAACCATGAGGTTTTTGGTCTATAATAGTCTTATGAGAAAATCACGACGACTCATGTCAAGCAACTATTCTTCCTCCTCAGGTGGTGTTGGCTTTCCCAGTCTCCTCACCGTACTCTTCATCGGCCTGAAGCTCACCGGCCATATTACTTGGAGTTGGTGGTGGGTGCTATCACCTCTGTGGATTAGTGCCCTAATCGCCCTAGGTTTCTTCACCATCGTTTTTATCATTCTCCTTCTCCAAGGGTTTTTCAAATGAGAAAGGTTGTCGTCAAACCTAAATCCAGTAAGGCAAAGAATCGCCTTGCTAACACAATGGAAGGCAATCCTGTTTGTATTGTAGAGCAGGATACTGGTGGTGAGATGTTTCTCGTGTCCGAGAATCGCAAATACTCTTTCTGGGTGTCAACTCGCATCGGCACTAATCGTTTCGGTGACAAAGCTGATGCACACTGGGAAGTTGTCACTGAAATCAAGGAGGTAATCCAATGACCTACGATGAACTCTATGAGCATGTGGTGAAGTATGTTGCCATGCCACATACTACCACCACAGCACACGATCAACGCCGCGCTTGTCTCATTCTAGGTGTATTCATGGAGTTTATCCTTGATTGCCAAGATGCTGGGGTCGATTTGAATACGATTGATACAACTGGTATTGTGAATGTAAAACTTGACCAACTGGAGGCAAAATGAATTTAGTTCAAACTCTTAAATACTTCATGGATGAAACCGCAGCACATATGGAGGAGTTATCTTGGGAAATCCGTGAGGAGACAAACTACGAGGACAATAATGTAGAGAGTTTGTCTGAAGAGTATGATTTCAACCAAGAACTCCACGACAATCTTTTGAAGATCAAATCTATCATCGAGGCACACAAATGAAAATTAAATTCAATGGCCACTCTCCTACTGACCGCGAGGTAGAGTTCACGCATGACGACCAAATCCGCCTATTTGAGTTGATGAAGGAAGAATTTATCGATCACATTACCTATGCTAGGTTTAGAAACATCTACCATCCAACAAAACTTGAAAAGGGTATCGCTGGATTCTGCGACGGGTACGGAGTTGATGTAGAATATGACAAAGACCGCATAGCGTTCTTCAAAGCACTGATTAAGGAGATGAAGTACCAATGAGCGGCGGACATTTTTGCGACTGCGGTTACGATTACTACAAAGTAGTACAATTTGCTGATGAGTTGGAAGAAGAAATCCAAAACAACAACAAACCAGATGAGTATGGGTATGCTCCCAACCTCTCACCTGAAACTATCAAATATCTGAGAAAGCAACTTCGACGGATGCGTAAGGTATCAGAAATTATGCGTCATATTGATTATCTGTATTCTGGTGACCATGGCGAAGATAGTTTTATGTACAGTGTAAAAAATGTAGAAAAGAACTGGGATGAGGCTGAAGATCTTGCTACTCGCTGGGATGAATGGAATGAAACTGGAGATGGAGTATGACTGATAACAAAACTAAACTACTCAAGATGGTAATGGAAGAACTTGATAAGGCTCCTCCAGATTCAGAATGTCAAGCACAAGCCGCCATCTATGCCGTGGCAGATTGGTTCGACGAGTTGCTACTTGTAATGGGAGTCACACCATCTTCCATCCCATGCCTGCTACGATGGCAAGCAAACCAACATGATTATCTGGCGGAAGATTCTGAGGACGATGACTAAGCAAATCCCACTTAAAGCAATTACCATCACCTATACCAAAACTTGCTCATTCGTCCCTGAGAGTTGGATGTTTGAGGACTGGGACGTAGAACCCACCCAAGAGGGGTTTGAGAGTCATGCCCTTGATCACTTCTTCGACATCCTCTTA